ATTAACAACCCATTCACGCATACCTTTAAAGTTCTTAGCTTTTAATGCAGCCATTAATTCTTTAATAGACTTATCATTAAGAGTAACAAGAATACCTGCATCAATAGAACCACTAATAGAATAACGTTGAGCTTCATTTAAAACACGACGCCAATCTGGTGCATGCTTCATAATTAACTCAGCTAAAACTGGTTCATCATAAGTAATGTCTTGTTTTAAAAGAATATCTTTAAGACGATTTAAGAATTGACCACATAAAGAAGCCAACATTTTCTTATCAAACTTAAAATCGATTACGCCACATCTTGAGTGAAGTGGTTCAATAATACGATTTTTAAAATTACATGTAAGAATGAAACGGCAATTATCTGCAAATTCTTCAATGAATCCACGAAGAGCAGGTTGTGTTGATTGAGGATTTAGATAGTCTGCCTCATCAAGGATAACACATTTGTATCCACCTTGAAGTGAGACTGTAGATGCAAACTGACGAATCTTTGTACGAAGAGTATCAATGTTACCTTCTTCGGATCCGTTAATGATAATGTAATCAATACCAAGTTGTTCACACAAAGCACGAGCAACTGTAGTCTTACCAAGACCAGCAGTACCGGCTAACATTAAATTTGGAAGTTCGCCACTTTTAACAATTTGATTAAAAGTGTCTTTAAGATTTTTTGGAAGAATACAGTCCTCAATAGTTTTAGGACGATATTGTTCTACCCACAAGAATTGATCTTGCATTCACATACTCCATTATAAAGATAGTTACTATACACAGAAGATCCATGTATAGTAACTATTATATCACATATTTAATCAAGAAGTAATAGATTCGTACAATACTTCTACTTCTTCTTGTTCAGCTTTAACTTCTTGGAAGTTTTGCTTATGGTAAATCTTTGCCAATTTGCGAGTGTACTTAGGAGGCAACTCAAACTTATCTTTAACAGATTTTAATGTTTCAGAGATAAGATCTCGTTCAGCTTCCATGCGTGTCATTGAGTTACTAATTTCACGCAATGCATCATACACTGCTTTGCGATCAGCTGGATTAGTTAGTTTCTGTGCTATTAGACTCATTATTACCACTCTCTTCAGGTGCGCTTGCTTTGATAAATTCTACAAATCGTTCACGAACTTCGCCAACTGATTTAAGATCTACACCTTTGAATACACCCTTTTCAGATGCAAGGTCAATAATTTTTACTGCTACTACTAAGTCGTTAATATTCAATGCTGACATTTTTAAGCCTCGTATGTTGATGATTTTTCAAGAGCAATCCAATATTCTACTGGAAGAGTCTTATGTTTAAAATGAGAAATTAATTTACCAGAGATAGAAACTTCATAGTCACCTGGTAAAATTTTGAAGTTGCCAATATCAAAATGGAATTTAAATGAGTGACCATTTGCGTTACCATCAACTTCTGTACCAAAAGAATTCGATGTTGAGTTCTTTGGATCTTTTACACGAACAACAATACCACCATTTAGATCTTCAACTGAAACAGTAGAGACACTTAGTAGTGATGTTGCTCGTTGTAATGCTTTTAGCGTATCAGCTGTTAATGTAAATGACACATCAATTGGTGGCATTGCTACATCTTTTTGAGGATACGTTAGTGAAGATTCGTCTGAGAAGAAGTATGTCAATGATGACTTACCTTCTGAGATTGTTGCTGATTTACCATCTGCAGAGAATGCAAATGTTGGTGTTGAGAATAAACTCATTGAAGATAAGAAGTCATTTAAATCATAGATGCCAAAGTCTTGGGCAATGGTTTCTGTGATAGTAACTTTAGCTACAATGTTTTTAGCTTCAGCGATTGTCTTTAATTCATTACCTGCTCTAAAAACTAGATTAGGTTGAATAGAAGCAAAGTTCTTTAAGACTGCTAGTGTTTCATTCGAAAGGTTCATATTATATTCCATTATTAAAATAACTAGTACTATTATATATCGTTTTAATCCTGCTGTACACTATATTTTACATCATGTTCGTATAAAAACATAAGACAACATAGCGCATGAGCTAAGTGATTCTTTCCTGATTCTGAATCGTTTTGCTCACCTTCTTTCCACGCCCACATATGCCGCATCGCTGCATCAAAATAACGACGTTTAGAATCTGGTACGTGTTTCCAATTATCTGGTTCATATTTTTCTGCACCAAATGTAAGGATCTCTGCTGTAGCTCTTAAAGCTAATGGAGGTAATAAACCATACTGAGGTTTACCACCATCAAATTTTCTACCACCGGTTGTTGCGTTTTGAGACGCTTTAATTGCGTCATGAATTTGTTCTTTAGTAAATCTAGATGGAACTGGTGCATCTTGAATATCTTGAATTTTAACTTTTTTACTCATAACGCTTCTCACAATTACATGGAGCTCGTCCTTGTTGACAATCTCCACCACATGAATTCTTAGTTAAGTAATTAATAATTCTATTGATTATACTTTTATTGCTACGCTCTTGTTCAGTATAAGCTTCTAAATCTTGTACTACTCTATTCCATACATTCATAATATAAACTCCAATAGAAAAAGACTAAGAGGTCGGTGTCCAATCTTCCTCTTAGTCTTTATTCACTCACGGATTAGCGTGAGAACATACCAGCACCAACCAAACGTGCTGCAACAGCTACCATACGGCGGCTTGGCGTGCCTAGGCGATACTTAACTGATTGAGTACCATCCCATAGTTTAACGTCGTTTGCATAGATGCAATGACCTTGTTCACGCAAAGAACGTACAGTTGCAATTGGATCTTTCAAACCAAAAGACGCTGCGATTTGTTTTGCAGTGAATTGTTTACCAGTTTGAAATGCTGCCAAAAGTTTAGCTTGCTTGCTCATTATAAAAAACTCCATATTTAAAATCACACTCAAATTCACCATTGTCACAGAGAGGGAGTGTGGTATCCTCTCTGAAGGTGTTTACTTTAATTATTGATATCGTTAAGCTTATCATCAATAATCATTGTTGGTTCTGGTACTGGTGCTTTAGAATCTACTTTAGTGTATAGATCTAAGAACGCTACTCTTGTATCTTCATCAAACCTAGAGATGCATAGCTCAATTGCTTTCTTACGATCACCAAAGATACCATAAGTTCTAGCAATATGAACTAAACGACGAGTAGAGATTAGATCATCAATACCACCGTCTTCATACGTTTTACGAATAATCTCAGCCCATGTAACTAGGTTATCTGCAAACTCACCATCAAAGTTACCATAGGTATCCATAGCATTTAAAACAATTTTCTTTTCAACTGCAGTACTAGGATAAGGTTGATCCAATGTTGCAATAAATCGCTCAAGGAAAGCTTCATCAAGAATACGTGCACCTGTGAAGCGTCCATCTTCTGAACCACGACCTTTTGTATTAGCTGTAGCGAGGATATTGAAACCACGAGCAGGATTTACAACTGCACCTGTTTTCTTAATATACAATGGTTTACCCTCAAGCACAGCTTGTAAACACATTAGTTTATTTGATCCACGATCAATTTCATCGATCAAACAGATTGCGCCTTGTTTCATAGCTTGTGGAATAGGACCATCACACCAAACTGTTTCACCATTTACTAAACGGAATCCACCAATCAAATCGTCTTCATCGGTTTCTTCAGTAATATTAACACGAACATACTTACGTTTTGTATCAGCGCATGCTTGTTCAACCATCATAGTCTTACCATTACCTGATAAACCAGCAATAAACACTGGATAGAAAGACTGTGATTCAATGATTTGTTTTACATCACGGAAGAATCCCCATGACACATAACTTTTATCTTTTTCTGGCACTTCAATTTTAACTTGCTCAAAAACAGATTGTGTAATTGTATTTGTAGATTCTTCCACTTCGATAGGCTCTGGTTGTTTTGTTGGACTAACTAATGTTAGCATCTCAATTTGATATTGACCACGACCTACTCGATTTTCTGGTCGCATTACAAATCCTGGAAATGGCATACCCATTTCTGTTGCATGGTCTGCAAGTTCGTTGCGATCAAAGATTGCTCGACCTGGATATTTTGCACTAAGCGATTTTATAAAAGCTTGTTTGATTTCTGTTTTCATGGTTTTGGACACCTTTTCAAATATTTCATTATTTAGTTTTGCTGCATTATATAACTA